TGTAAAAGCACAGCCCAAGAAAATACCAACAGCGTCGGTCGCAGAATCAGTGGTAGAAACACGGCTCAAAGTACCACCTGTGTTCAGACGCACGACATCACCATAAAATATGGAAGTGCCAGAACCTGAAGCGATGGGAATTTGACGAGTTGCACCAGCAAATACCTGACCACCGATCAGATTGATCGGCTTGAACCCATAGGGTCCGTCTACGGTAGGATAAGCCATTTATAACTCCTAATTAAGTTTAGTTACCTTTGCCAAAAGTCACCGTAGATTTCTTCTCATTAAAGAGAGGCATCCGTGGATCATTTTGACGCATAAGATTATTGTCTACAGCATCCATCTGACTTTCGGCTTGAACTCGGTAATGTTGATTACGTTGTTGGACGAACTCTTCTGGAGTTTTGCAAAGCAATAACCCGCCAATCTCAATGTTGTCCTTAAAGCGACTATTGGGATCAACTAGCAGTTGAAACTTGGGTTGTTCTTCAATCGTCACAGGTTCCCATCCTTCTCTCAGTTTTCCTGAAAGGTTACGAGGATCAGCCTGATTCAACGTAGAAGTACGAATCCAACGATATGCATACCCAGCCTGTTTATCTGGCTCAGGGAGTAATTCTGCTGGCGCCCACTGCTTAGGACGTTCGCTTGTTACACGGGTATCTACTTCACGGGTCAATCTGTTGTTAGCCATATTAGGCCTCCATTTTCATAAGTTCACGGGCATATTGCTCAGGCGTTAGTCCTAACTTCTTCGCTATAGATAACTGTGACGTATTCAATTTTATCTTCTTCGAAGAGGTACTTCTACTCGCAGGGGCAACAACTGTACTCGGTTTTACGCGAGCCGCGACTTTTTCATCGTCAACTTTTTCATCCTGAAAATTTTCAGGAAAACGCCTACGCATAGTTTCATCTATGCGCTTGTAGTACTCGTCAGTGGTCGCATATGCTAGTCCGTTTTCTTTGACAAGCTTCTCGTGAAGCCCTAAGGCTAGGCTTGTCATTTCGTCATCTTGACCAAACCAAGAGTTACGCTCTTGCCAAGCCGAAGCTTTTTGGTCACGGACAGGCGCTGCTTCCGTCTGTTGAGGTATTTTTACTTCATTTTCTTGCTCTTGTAAAGCCTTTCGCTGATTTATATTTTCAGCGTAGCTAGAAGCCTTCTCAATTTTCATCTTAGCAGTGGTTAATTTATCCTGTGCTTCGACTAATTTTTCCGAATCTCCAGCGTCATAGGCTTCTCTATATTCCTTTTTAGCCATTGCTAGTTCTTGCTCAGCACTCGTTTTAAAGGAGTTAACTGCTGCTTCGTCACTAGAATTGACCCTACCTTTAAGCTGTTTTATCTCTTCATAGAGTTTTTTAGCTACTTGGACAGCCTCTTGTTGTTCCCGTAAGGCTTTTTCCTTTTCTCTACGCTCATCATGGTAAAACTTCCTAAAAGCATCAATTTTGCTTCGTGCCTCTTGGGAATATTGGTCTAATTCGTCTTTTTCAACCTTTTCAACAAAATCAGGTTTTGAAGCTCTACGTCCTCTGTCTTCAACAGGGGTATCGTCTTCAATCTCAATTTCAAGTTTTTCCTCTTCGGGTTTACCCTTAGCTTCTACTTCCTCTTCTACGGGTTTACCCTCATCTTTTACTTCGTCTATTTCATCAGAAAACTTATAGTTTTCCATATCGTCTACTCCTTATTTACGTTTAATGCCACGAGGATCGTCAACTACACCTTCTACGGAATCATCATTGATGATGCGAAACTCCCGCCCATGAATAACTAATCGAGTACCAGCATTTGGTCTTACAAGGACAAAATCACCCTTCTTACACCAAGCTCCCGTTGGAAATCTTGCTGGGTCTTTATAGCAATCTGGACCTAAATCCACTACAAACAACACCGTTGTTAGAAGTTCGTCAAACCTAAGCGTCTCATCAGCTTTCAGAATTCCACCATCGTGTTCCTTTTCCACTTCAGGAATAGCACATAAAATGCGGTACCCAGAGGGTTTAGGTAGTTGTGTTGCCTTTTGCTCGTTTGACTTATCAAGCAGCTGCGCCAAATCCACCGCCTTATTTAAGTCGATTGTTTCACTCATCCGTATTCTCCAGTTTGTCTTTGAGGTCTAATACGTAACCCTTTGCAATGAGCAGACCCCTAATCTCACCGCAAACTCTTTGGTACTGTATGTGGTCCATATTGCCAACCACCACAGCACTCTTTAACTGCTCAGCTTTCTCGTCTAACTGTTTCCCTAGTAGGTCTAACCCTGTCATTTGTTATCCTTTTTCTGTTTAGCCGCATTCATCTGAGCCGCTATTAGCTGCGCAGCTATTTGCCCTTTCTGAGTATCAATCTGGTCTTTTTTATGTGCCATATCAATGCCCATCCGTGTACCCTCTATCTGTTCTCTGCGATCTAGCTCATCTTTTTCCTTAGAAATCTTGGCACCTAACTTAGTACCTTCTAGCTCGCCTTGAATCTCAACTCGCTCACGGTCAATGCTTAACTGCTCTTGCCTTAAGGCAACATCAGCCTGATCTTTCTGTATCTTGCGGTCAAGTTCCTTCGCCTTAAGCTCAAGTTCTTGCATCTGCATCTGGATAATTGGATCTTGCATCTGCTGCTGAGCTTGTTGTTGCGCCACGGCAGCTTGATTCTGTGCCAATAATTGCTGGGAAGCCTGAGCCACCAATCTAGACAACTGAATCTCGTACTCTTGGGGTAGAGTCTCCTCATCATCCTTAAGGTACGGTATGGGTCCGCCAACTTGCTGCTCAATCTGTTGACGGTACTTAAAGCCAAAATGCTCCGCAATGTGAGCCTGCAGCGCAGCCACAATCTGCTGCCCCATAGGGTTCTGAGTAATCATTTGCTGTGTCATCGGATCTTGCAAGAAGCTGTTATGCGACATCAAGTGTGCATCTTGGTCTTGATACGCAAAGGCTTTGAGAGGTTTGCCAATCAACGCATCCATGTTCTCCGAAATCGGATCACGCGGTTTCTGGTCTTCCTGTAACGGTATAAGTTTCTGGGCATTCCTGATGCCAAGGACGTCGAGCATCTGGCGGTGTAACTGCGGCAGGTTATAAATCTGCGGCGCCCCTTGTGCCAGCTGGAGAACTGCTTGGTACTGAACAATCTTTTGCGCCATCGTCGCTGCATTAGGATCACTGACTGGAATAACGTCCACCATGTCATAATCCGTTTTCTTGGCTCTGGGCGTACCCTCTTCTGGAACATAGCTGTACTCGTCAGGTGTGTAGTCACGGATTATTTCTTTTAACAGCCGCAACTCTTGTTTCATCGAATAGTGGATTCTTGACTGAACTGCACTCATGACTTTCAGGGTTCTCTCCAAAATTGCCAGAGTCGTCCCCACAGGAGCCTGTGCGCTCATATCACTAACCTTCATATCCCCTGCCGATGCAAAGCGTCTGCCTTCTTCAACAATGGTCCCAAGTAAGCTGTATAAAACCTGGCTCGGTTCCTTGTATGGCAAGGTCATTAAGTTGTCTTTGATTGCCCCGCTTGGTACATCAACGTCACGGAACTCTCCTGGACTTATTGGGGTGTCGTCACCTTTAACACGCAGTCCACGGGTCTTAAAGCCACCTGGCAAATTCGATAAAGTTCCTGCGTCAACGAGCTGTCTGATAAGAGAAGTACCCGACTTAGCAAAGGCGCCAACCAAATGAATAAGCCCGAAGCAATAAAAACCAAAGCCAGGCACATAGCCATAATGTACAAAGTGTTGCCTTTTTTGTTTGGTTTCATCTTCTGGTCTCCAATTTCTACGGATGGATAAGACCTTCTGTGTGCCTTTCTCAATCGTTACAACATAAGGAAGAGCAATACCTGTCTTTTCTCCATCTTCTTCATCTTCATAACCAGGTAAGTCAAGGTCTACGTGCATCTCTAATAACTTATAGCGGTCATCCGATGTAGCTCTAAAGCCCATCTTCTCCGCAATTTTCTTCTCTACTTCATCTAAAGCCCCACTGGGGGTCTCAAGGTCAACATCACGATAAAAGCCTGCAAACTGCAACCGTTTAACTTCATTCTCGGTCTTACGCATAACGTGGGTCACGCGTGGGGAACTCTGTAAATTAGAAGCACCATAAGGAACTACGATGTCTTCTGCTGGAATAAACATAGAGACTTGACGCTCCATGTGTGGGTCGTAATACACTTTCTTAAATGCATTACCCGCTAGACCCAAGCCCCATATCATTCTTTCATGCTCAGGTCTGTATTCCTGCATCACATCTGTTAACTGATAATTCATGTCATCTTGGACTCGTTGAGACGCATCTTTAATCTCAGGGGTCTCTTTACCAATAATGACTGTCTTAACTGGACCAGCAGCTGGGAATGTCTCCATGATGGTCTCAGACTGAAACTTTACAAGGGCTTCACTTAATAGTGGGTGGTATACACCACAAGCACCTTCCCATGGCTCTGTTCTTTCCTCAATCTTCATACCCAATAACTCAAGACCGTCTACATAGGTCTGAATCCAATCTTTACGGGCGGAAATGTCATCGTCAAAGTCCCCTAATAAATCGCCTGCAATCTCAGTAAGATCCCCCTCACTCATGTACTCTGCAAGGTTAGCGTCAAAATCTTCTGCTGAAGGCTCAGCAGGTTCAATCTCAATCTCCATTCCACCAATACCAATTGTTACTGACTCTGGGTCTTCAATCTCAATTTCGATGGGTTCTTCTTCAACAATAGAGTCCAGTCCGACAGGGGCTTGGTATAAACTTTTTTCAATTGACATAATTTATCCTTAGTAATACGCAGCTTTACGTCTGCCGTATTTATACAAAAAATCATCATCTGGTTCGTCACTGGGCAGACGAATAAATCCACCTTGCCTAAAGCGTAATAAGGCTAATGTTGTTGAGTCTACCAAATCGTCGTTAGCTCCGCTAGGAAAATCGTTGCACTCCTCGATTACTTCCTTCGCCCACCGATGCTCTGGCGCCCAGACAATCCCTGCTGAGAACAAATCTGATACAGCATTAACGCGAGAGATTTTGTCTTGACCTTTGCCAGGTGTGAATTCCCCGATTGGTACGCCCATGCGCCGTAATTCCTGGTAGAGAGCCGCCCCATTGGACTTCTTTTCAACCATAAACGCATCTGGCTCCCACTCTTTATACTCTTCAAGTACAAGCTTTTTGAGGTCTGGGAACTCCATCCGTTTTTTAATGGAATTGAGAAGGATAATGTTGTAATTGTTCGTCTCTTCGTTGAAGAACACCCCCCACGTTGTGAGCGCATTGTAATCCGCACGATTGTTCGCCTCCTGAGCTGCGTCTAAAGACATAATGACAAATTCACACATAGGCGGGTCATCTTTTTCCCAAATCTGCCACCATTCCCGCTTAATTAAAGCGCCTTCTTCTGAGGTAGGTTGTTGTAAATACTGGGCATTCCAGTACCGCACATCCA